GATCCGGAGCTTTCGCAGCTCATGTCTGGCGGTCTACTGCTTCGCAAGAACATGGGCACCTACGCTTCACCGGACCGCAAGAGCATCGGCTGGGCGGCTCCTGCCGTCGGCGACGACCCGGCGGGCAATGGCGTCGCCATCGAGGTTTGGTCGTTCGCTGTAGCCGATGGCAAGCGTGCGTCTACTCTCCCGTATTTCCACTGGGTCTTCCCGTACTGCCGTCTTCGTCAGTCCGGCGACAGAGTCATCGAGAACGGCATGATGGCAAGCACCTTTGAAGGTTACGCTCTTGGAAATACCGCGTTCTCAAGTGGTCTGGATGAGAGATGGGAGTTCCCGGTCGCAACAGAGCGTCCGTACTCCTACGCTCGTGCATCTTGGGCGCCGACTGGTCGCAAGGGCTTCTACGAGTGGCACGGTGACATCACCAAGACCATCTCGAACAGCGCGCGCACTGGCTCGACTGCAACTCTTACAACCTCGACTGCACACGGCTTGCGCGTAGGTGACGAGATCACAGTATCTGGCACAAACGGCAACCCGTCGCTCGAAGGTACATGGACAATTGCAACTGTGCCGACAACCACGACGTTCACTTACACGACTACAACAAGCGGCACAATCACTTCCGCTGCGGACACTGGCACGGTACTGTGCACGGCGAACTCCTGGACAGTCACTGACTTCCTATCGCAGGGTTCAACAACAGCGTACAACATGCCTGGTAACTCCGACTACAACGCGGACGAAGACATCGACTTCATCATCGCGTCTAGCGAGGACCCGACGTCGTAGTTTACGAACAGTCATAACCAGCCTGTGTAGGCGGCGCGTCTTTAGTATAGAATTACTTAGACGCGTCGCCTACGCATTTGCGACGAGATACGAGGACACATGTCTAATCTGTGGATTACACCAGAAGAGCTTGGAGTTTACGCAGAAACTGAGTTTGCGTACGAAGCAGCTAAGGCTGCTTCCTATTTGATGTGGTCACTGTCCGGTAGAAAATACAGTGGAGTAACTACCGTCACCGAGCGATACGTATGTGCTACGCTTTCCTACAGATACGGGCCGTCAGTAAGAAATAACAAGGCTGAGCTTGTTCTGGGCGACATATACAACATTCCGTACACAGATATGGACTCGTACACGGCTGTAACAAGTGACGGTCTTTCTCCACAGTCTCGCCTGCGCCTTCGCGGAAGGCCGGTGACTAAGATCCATTCGATAAGAAACAGGTCCGGAGTAGTAATTGATGAAAATAGCTACTATCTTGTAGACCACTCGACGATTCAAGCAACTTCTGGGTCAAGATGGACCCCGTGCGACGTAGAAGTAACGTACACGTATGGCGTAGAGCCACCGACGCTCGGCAAGCTCGCCGCGCGAACACTGGCTTTTGAGTTCTGCAAACTGTGGAACGGCGACGATGACTGCATGCTCCCCCAGCGCGTAACTTCAGTGTCTCGTCAGGGTGTGTCGTACACTATTCTTGACAGTCAAGAGTTTATAGACGATATGCGTACAGGCTTGTACGTAGTTGACATGTTCCTCAAGTCTGTGAACCCGGACAAGGCTAGAGCGAGGGCAAGAGTATTTACCCCAGACGTGCCAAGAGCGCGTAGGTACACTCCTAAGGCGCTTAAATTGGCTGCCAGTGGTATGGACATGGTTGTAACAGCGGGCGGTACAGGGACAGTAGATATCGCTCTAGAGGACATAAACGCACTGTTTCTTGTAGAAGACCTCGGCTGGTCCCCGTACATAATCGTTAGAAATTATGCGGAAAGCGCGTCAGTAACATTGGACGACGTAGTCTCCTTGAGCGACCCAACGCCTGTGACGAGAACCGTCACTAACAAGTCGCTAACTTCAAACGTTGCAACACTAACAACTAGCGTCGCGCACGGGCTCTATCATGGCGCGACAGTAGTGATCTCAGGCGTTGACGCTACATTTAACGGAACATACACCGTCGACAACGTGCCTTCATCAACAACGTTCACGTACTCAAAGACAGCGGCTAACGTGGCATCTACAGCGTCTTCTGGAACAGTTACCGCGGCTACCGATGACAGGGCAGAGATCGTAGTTGACTACGACGACGTTCTCAAAACGCTCGGAAAAGTTGACCCCGGAACGTATGATCTGTACGCGCAAAGAACCGTTGGCTCGACTGTAGAAACAACCTACATTGCTTCAGGTAACATATCAATATCTCTGGCATCTTCACTTGTCAGCGCTTACACACTAGGATAGCTCGTGGGGATTGTTGACGTATCTGGCATCTCAGAAGATGTAACGAACATTGTAGATTTCATGGACGCCGTCCTCGAGAGACTGGAAGATGTCTTTGAGTCGTACAACGTCCCGCTGCCAGCTAGGCGGTACTGGACAGTTGGTCAACCAGCGATTGACTGCGAGCAACTGGTAGTCACGCTGATTCAAGTGTATTTAGGACCACCTGGCGATCAAGCGTCTTCTCCGCAGAGATGCAACATGCCAAGAACGGCGGTCATGAGCGTAATGATCGCTAGAGAGATCCCAGTCGTCGGGCAAAATGGTAGACCGCCGACCGCCGAGAAAATCAATGAAGCCGCGAAGATCTCGGCGATAGACGCGTACACGTTTATGCAGTCGATCAACGTTTTTGACGTCTGGGAGCCGGGTGGCTACGGAGTTGGAGTAATCGCGACCGCCGACATTCAAGAGCCGCAGGGTGGTTTTCAAGTAGTGAATATGCAGCTCACGATGGCGATCCCGTAATGGCTAAGAACGTAGAAATAAAGTTCAAATCAAACGACATCGGCATGTACTACACTCTGAAGTCCGCTAATGGCCCGGTTGGTAGACACATGAGAACCAAGGCAGAGCTTGTTCGCGAATTGGCACGAGTACGCGTCGGCAAACGAACTGGAGCTCTTGCGATGTCGCTGTACATTAATCAGTCTGCTACACTGACTGGTCAGACGATCGAGATTGGCTCAAAGCTACCGTACGCGCTGATGCATCACGAAGGCACTAGGCCTCACGTCATTCATTCAAGAGACGGCGGCACTCTTCGCTTTGCTAGCAAGGGGAGAGTGGTGTACGCGCGAACAGTTATGCACCCAGGAACTAAGCCAAATCGGTACCTGGCTGATTCGCTTCCTTTGATAATATAGCAACGACGCGTTGCGTTCATACGACACTACGACTATCACGGAGAAATCAAGATGGCAAGATTCAAGGACTTTGGCTCAGCAGGCGGAAACCCAAATGCAGAACCAATTATGTTTCGTCTTCACGATGAAGAGTTTACCTGTAGACCGGAGATCCCCGGCAAAACTGTGCTAAACCTCGTTGCAAGATCTTCTAATGAAGATGACCCGGGAGCGGCTGCTACAGTCGTGACTGACTTTTTCAAGACTGTTCTTATGCCAGAGAGCAGAGGCCGATTTGACGCGCTTGCAGAAGATCCAGAGCGCATCGTAACGATGGATACTCTAAGCAAGATCATCGAGTGGCTCGTGGAGCAGTACACTGACCGCCCTACGGAGCGGCCAGAAGTTTCCTCGAGTGGGGAATAGACCTCTGGCCGTACGTAAACGGCAAGGCAGTAGCGAGCGGAATAAACTTAGCAGAACTCGACTCTGCTGATTTAGTAGACGTTCTTCATTTCTTCTTTGAAGAAGACGCGAACGTCGCGTCTGGAGAACAGGCAGAAGCTCGCGACAAGATGAGAGAAACGGTGTACAGGGACCTGTACAAGCGCGCGTATAGATACGGGTCTGGTTCTTCTCGCGTAAATGACTTTAGTCAAATTGACGATCCGTACGGAGATGACCTCCCAACCCCTGTTGACCCTCTACTTCGCTCTTTTGAAGTGAAACCATACGTCCCTCCGACGAGCTTTGACGGCACGTCTTCTCGACCGTTCGGGTCGGTTCTTGACGCTCCACTAGGCTAGTTGTAAGTGTAGTAAGATTATGCATGACGCAGGTGAAGGAGGTGAAGTGACATGGCGATCGTCGGTACAGCATCTGTACGCATTTCAGCGATAACTACAGGCTTTGAGGCTCAGATCTATCGAGCTCTCAAACGAGTAGAAGCGATGGCCGATAGAGGGCCTATTTCTGATCTTTTTACGTTTGACACAAAAAGCTTTAAACAGTTATCGCGCGAAGCCGACGGTACATACGAAAGCATAAACCAACTTATACGAGTAGCTTACCGTATGCAAGGCGCGATCGCCGCCGCTGTGCCGATCGTCGCTCAGTTGGTAGCTGGGTTGTTTGCCCTCGGCGCGCAGGCTGCTGCCGCCGCGCCCGCGTTGATTGTTTTGCCGGCAGCGATGACTGCGATTATGCAGGCAGCGATCACCGCTAAGCTCGCGCTTGGCGGAGTGTTTAAGGCCGTTGGAGAACTTGGCAAACAAAAAACCGGCGGAGTAGATCGGATGCCGGCAAAGCTCGCGGCAATTGCAAACGCGCAAACTCGGCTGAAAGCTGCTCAGGACGCGCTAAATAGATCATATCGCGAGGCGGCAGAAAGACTGCAGCAGCTTGGGTTTGACTCTGAAGACGCCGCGATCTCGCAGGAGAGATCAGCAATGGCTCTTGAAAGCGCGAGAGAGACGTTGGCACGCGTACAAGATTTGCCGCCGAACTCGAGAGCAAGAAAAGAAGCAGAGCTCGCTTTCAAAGAAGCAGATCTAAACTATCGCCGTGCAATTGATAGAAGCAACGACCTAGCTGAAGAGCAAGACAGAGTCACGAAAAACGGCACTCTCAATGCTGAAGAGCAAATCGAGCAATCAGATGAAGTAGTGCGGGCAAAGCGCGAGGTAGAAGAAGCCACACGCGAACTTGCAAAGGCGCAAAAAGATCTCAACTCATCGACAGCGTCTGGCCTTACTGAGTTCAATAAACTGTCTAAGGCTGCTCAAGAGTTTGCAAAGTATTTAGTGTCTCTAAAACCAGAGATACAGAAGCTCAAGGATGCCGCGGGCGCAGAGCTGTTTGGGCCGCTACAAGACGCTATTCAAAATCTAGTAGACAACTTTTTTCCAAGACTAATCCCCCTGCTGCGTAGAACGGGCAAGGCTCTCGGAGAGACTGCTAAAGACTTCTCTGAAATAGTGACAGAGGCAGTCAACCTTCGCAACTTTGAGACGGTCGGAAACACAAACATATACATTATCGAACGTCTTGGAAAAGTAGTCGGCAATTTATACTCTGCGTTTATTTCATTATTGGCGGCTGCAGGGCCATTAGTGCGAAGGTTTGCCGACTGGGTAGTTGAGCTAACTGAGGGGTGGCGCAGATCAAAAGATAGCGCTGACGAGATGAGCCGCCTCACTGACATGTTTAACAAGGCGGGAGATGTTGCCGCGCAGCTTGGCGACATCTTTGGGAACCTCGCCGGTGGAATCATGAACATGGGCAGAGCTGCGTCTGGCCCTGGCAGCGGCGGCCAGATGATCTTTGACGCTCTTGAACGATCTACAGAGCGATTTAAAGACTGGTCGAAGGCAGTGCTTGAAGATGGCTCACTTGCGGAGTACTTTAGACACGCATCGACTGGCTTCATGAAGATTGCAGAAATTGTTGGAAAAGTCTTCAAGATCATAATGAAGTCTGCAACTGCAGACGAAAACTTTGTCGTTCTTGACTCCATCTCTCGCGCAGTAGACAACCTTGGTAAGGCGTTTAACGAAATTGTAGGATCTGGCCCGGCGTTTGGCCGCTTTATCGAGTCGTTTAGCAGGATCATGCTCGTGACATCCGAGTCCGGAAGCATTGAGGTATTCTTTAACATTCTCACGAAGGCAATGAACGCGTTTAGCTCATTGATGGAGAACGAGGTAGTTAGGCAGATCTTTAAGTTCTTGGCAGCGTGGCACGCAGCGCGATTAGCTTTCGGCGTCATTATGAAAGTCTTTACGACAGTCGCTATGTACATGCTCGGCGCATTTCGAGCGATGTACAGTTCGGTAAGCACTTTAGTAAACATCTTTTCAAAAATAGGGATACCGGCTGGAGCTACTGCAGCCATCTTTGCTATAGTCGCGATACTGATTCTTGCGTACAAGTATAGCGAAAAATTCAGAAAGTCTATTGCAGACCTAGTAAAGGTTGTTATTGGAGAACTCAAGGCCGCATGGAAAGAAGTCTCCGACGCGTTCAAAGCTGCCTTCGGCGGGATGGGCAAAGAAGGCATTAACTTTGGCAATATCTTTAGAAATATCGGAGATTTTCTTTCTAAGACCTTAGTGCCCGTGCTTAGAGTGATTCTGGTCGGAGCGATCAGAGCGCTTGCAAATTCATTTGTTTTCATTATCAAGGTAGTCGCTAACGTAATTAAGATTTTCAACGGGCTTGTCAAGATATTTGGCGGAATCATTAAGCTCTTTAAAGGCGACTTTAAAGGAGCTCTTGGCAGTTTTAAAGACGGCATATCCTCAATTCTTGGCGCGATTGGGGGCATAGTAAAAGCCGCGTTTTCAGCGATAATTGACGGAATCAAAGACGCGCCTTTGATGCGCCCCATCATTTCAATGTTCTCCAAGGCATTCGGAGCCGTTGGCAAAATTATTGGACCTATCATCGACGGGATTTCAAAGGTAATTAGCCCAGTAGCAAACGCTTTGAAGCCTGTAATTAAGGTAATAGTGTTCATCGCGAAGCTGATTAGGAACATCTTCTACATCGCGTTCCTAATCGTCTTTACAACAATCGGCATCATTATTGCTGAGATGTGGCGCAAGCTCAAGTCATTGGCTGAAATAATTGCAAAGAAACTTGGCGGAGCAGTAAAGAAGTTCAAGGACATCGCTGTCATTGCATTTGCAGCAATTGGCGGCGTAGTCATGATCATGTATGCGCTAATATCCGGCGGCGCAAAAGCGGCTTTTGCCTTTCTTAAAAAGACGTTTAACAACATTCTCCCGATCGCAAAGCGTGTGTTCAGCGCGATGTCTGAAGCGTTCAGCAAGGCGTGGGACGTCATCTCAGAAGCGGTGCCGTGGGCCTGGAACAATGTCATTAAGCCAACGTTTGAGAAGATCAAAGAAGTCTGGGAAAAAGTCTTAAGTGGAGTCAGATGGGCGTTTGAAAACATTTGGCCTAAGATCTGGGGCGGAATTCAGTGGGCCTGGGAGAATGTCATCAAGAAGGCGTTTAGCCTCATCTTGTCGTATTGGAAGTTTGTCATCAAGGCTATTAGGTGGGCGTTTGAAAATGTGTGGCCCAAGATCTGGGGCGGAATTCAGTGGGCCTGGGAGAATGTCATCAAGCCGGCGTTCACAAAGATCTTTGAAGCGTTTAAGTTTTACTGGGGGCTGATAAAGCAAGCGTTTGATCTCGTGTGGCCGTACATTTGGACTGGTATTCAGTGGGCATGGAACAACGTCATCAAGCCTGTATTTGGAATGCTTGGCTCAGTATTTAGTGCCGTATGGAGCAAGATCAAAGCCGCGTTTGATCTCGTGTGGCCGTACATTTGGACTGGTATTCAGTGGGCATGGAACAACGTCATCAAACCAACGTTTGAAATGTTAGGAACGGTGTTTAGCACCGTGTGGAACGGAATCAAGACAGCGTTTGATTTCGTGTGGCCGTACATTTCAGGCGCGATTTCGTTCGCCTGGGAGAATGTCATCAAGCCAGTGTTTGATCTACTTGGCTCGGTGTTCAGCGCCGCATGGGACAAAATTAAAGCTGCTTTTGACGTCGTGTGGCCGGCAATCTGGGGTGGAATTCAGTGGGCTTGGAACAACGTCATTCAGCCTGTATTCGGCAAGATTAGTTCTGTGTTCAAGGCCGTGTGGGACGGGGTAAAAGAGGCGTTCAGTGACGTCTGGGGCGGAATCAAGAAAGCATTCACGGACTTTCCAGGATTCATCAAAGAGATATTTAACAAAGTCATTGGCTTTTTCAATGGTCTTTTTGATGGCATTGTAGAAGGATTTAAGCAGATTCCGACGCTGATTGGCAAAATCTGGGACGGTGTAATAGATCTCTTCCGAAAAGGCATCAACCTCATTATCGACGGGTTTAACAACACTCTTGGCGGAAAGAAGTTCACTCTTCCAGGAATTCTTGGCGGCGGCACGTTTGGTTTTGACAAGATCAATCCAATTGGCTCTGGTAAAAAGAACGACCCTGAGCAGATCATCACCGGCGGTTATCGTGACATTCCTGGGCTTGCACTTGGCGGCACTGTTCTTCCGCGAGCAGGCGGAACACTCGTAAGAGTAGCCGAGGCTGGGCGGCCTGAAAGAGTAGAGCCTCTCGACCCAGACGGTCTATCAAAGCGCGATAAAGCGATGATCGCGGCGTTGACCGGCGGACTTTCCGGTGCGTCGATCAACGTCTACCCTTCGGCGAGAATGGACGAGGTAGAGCTAGCGTCACTTGTTAGCAGACAGATCGCATTCCAACTTAGAAAAGGCGCTGCATAAGTTATGATACAGCTAAATAATTGTACGAAACGGAGAACATCGTGGCAACGTATCTAATTGACGGTACGACACCTATCCCAGAGAACGGTGATACAAACTGGGGAACTACCCTAAACGCGGCAATTAACGCGATTGACGGAAGATTTACCTATCAAAGCGCGTCGAGCATACCCGCGACAAAGGCTCTCGCCAGCGGCGTAGTCGGGACGACTCTTGCAAGCAACGTTCTGTTCTCGAGTCTGACTTCTCTGGGGACTCTTACCGCGCTTGCTGTGTCCGGAAACGTTGTCATCACCGGTGACCTGACAATCAACGGTACGACCACGACGATCAACACGACGACGCTGAACATCTCCGACAACGTCATTGTGCTAAATAATGACGTCACTGGCTCTCCTACTGAGAACGCGGCGATTGAAATTGAACGTGGCACTTCTACAAACGTGCAGATTCGCTGGAACGAAACAGACGACCGGTGGGAGTACACCAACGACGGCAGCACATACGCCGTTTTCAATGCCGCGGCTAGCATTACTGGAACTACTCTTGCGTCTAACGTTGTCTCCTCATCACTCACAAGCGTCGGAACGATTTCCTCTGGTACATGGAACGGTGGAGTTGTTGCGGGCCAGTACGGCGGCACAGGAGTCGCCAACACGGGCAAGACGATTACGCTTGGCGGCAATCTTGAGACAAGCGGTGCCTATAACTTGACTCTGACTCTTGGCGCAACTACGTCATTGACATTGCCGTCTTCTGGCACTCTTGCCACGCTTGCTGGCTCAGAGTCTCTGACAAACAAGAAACTCGGCAGCCTCACAAGCAACGGCATCGTCACAACATCTGGTGGAGACGGTACGCTAAGCGTTACCAGCACAACGGGATCTGGCGACGCAGTTCTTGCTACGAGCCCTGCCCTGACAACTCCTTCAGTTGCTACCAGCATCACAACTGCGAGCGCGTCGTTTGCTCTTGTCAATACCGGCGCGACAACGGTGAACTTTGCGGGAGCTGCTACAACTCTAAGCATCGGCGCGGCAAGCGGCACGACGACTGTGAATAACAGCCTTGTCGTGACAGGCGACCTCACCGTAAACGGCACTACAACTACTGTCAATGCGACAACGATCTCAGTTGATGACAAGAACATCGAACTTGGCTCTGTGTCTAGTCCGTCGGACGTGACAGCTGACGGTGGCGGTGTCACTCTTAGAGGCACTACAGATAAGACTCTCAACTGGGTAAGCTCTACCGCGGCGTGGACGTCGTCCGAGGATTTCAACCTATTGTCTGGCAAAGTCTACGAGATCAACGGAACAACTGTTCTCAGCGCTACTGGCCTTGGTTCAAACGTTGTCTCCTCATCACTCACAAGCGTCGGAACGATTTCCTCTGGTACATGGAACGGTGGAGTTGTTGCGGGCCAGTACGGCGGCACAGGAGTCGCCAACACGGGCAAGACGATTACCGTCAGCGGGAACACTACAATTGGTTCAAGCACTCACACGGTGGACTTTACAACCTCTGGAAACACCTCAGTCGCGCTTCCTGCCACGGGAACTCTTGCCACACTTGCTGGCTCAGAGTCTCTGACAAACAAGAAACTCGGCAGCCTCACAAGCAACGGCATCGTCACAACGAGCAACAGTGACGGCACGCTCAGCGTTACTAGCACTACCGGCTCTGGGAGCGTTGTTCTTGACACGAGTCCAAACCTCACGACTTCGCTTACTACAGGCAGCACAACCTTTGCACTAGTCAACACTACTGCAACGACAATCAACTTTGCAGGCGCGGCAACCGCGCTTAGCATTGGCGCTTCCTCTGGCACTACAACAATCAACAATGGCCTGACCGTCAGTGGCACGACAGTTCTTGGGCCGGCGTCAATCGTAGCGCAGTCATCGAGCTACACGCTTGCAACTTCCGACGCAGGCAAGGTAGTTGAGATGACCAACTCGACGGACGCTGTTCTGACAGTTCCGCCAAACAACACAGTGCCAATTGCAATTGGCACTCAGATTACGGTTGTTAGAAACAGCACTGGCAAGGTTCAGTTTGCCGCTGGCGCCGGAGTGACAATTCTTTCTGACTCGTCCAAGCTGTTCCTCGCAGTGCAGTACGCCGCGGGAACGCTGATCAAGCGTGACACAAACGTTTGGTATCTCATTGGCAACTTGGCGGCTTCATGACGACTCGTATTGTTGGCGTTGAATCGAGTAGCGGAGGTGGCGCTGGTGCTCCCGGCGTGCCTCTAAACTTGTCACCGACGCTTCGGTACGACAGTGGCCTTGGCGCGTTTGTCGTCGACCTAACTTGGAACGCGCCGGTATCCAACGGCGGATCAGCAATAACTGACTACGCAGTTCAATATTCTTCAGATGACGGCAGCTCGTGGAACACGTTCTCAGATGGCACGAGTTCTTCTACTTCTGCGACTGTGACAGGCCTTTCAGGGGCAACCACGTACGTTTTTCGCGTCGCGGCGGTCAACGTAATTGGCCAAGGCCCATACACGGCGAAGTCTTCACCTGTCGAGATCACCGCCTCAAACCCAGATCCGCCAACAGGAGTCTCCGGTACTCGAGGGAACGCGCAGGTCAGTCTTACTTGGACTGCTCCAGGGAACACTGGCGGAGTCGCATTGAGCGACTACGTAATTCAGTATTCTTCCGACAGCGGCAGCAGTTGGAACACCTTCAATGATGGCGTGTCTACGGCAACGTCGGCAATTGTAACTTCCCTAATTAACGGCACGAGCTACATCTTCAGAGTAGCTGCAGTAAACAACGCTACTCTGCAAAGTTCTTACTCGACGCCGTCTTCTGCTGTGACTCCAGCGACTACGCCTTCTGCTCCGACGTCTCTTGTATCTACTCCGGGGAACCAACAGCTGTCAATTGCGTTTACTGCTGGCTCAAATGGTGGAGATGCGATTACAAATTATCAGTACGCGCTGTCTACTAACGGCGGTTCATCGTACGGCGCATGGACTGCGTTTAGCCCAGCTGACACGACGTCTCCTGTAGTAATCACGGGTCTCACGAACGGTCAAGCATACTACGTAAAGCTTCGAGCGATCAACAGCGTTGGAGATGGTGCTGAATCTTCTCCTGTCTCAACAGGGACTACTCCGCGCGGGCTGCCAATTGTAAACAGCATCACTGTTGACAGATTCAACCAAGATCGCGCGACGTTCAACGCAACAATTAGCGCCAATGGCGGGACGTTGTCGTCCGTCACTTTTCAGTACTCGACTTCGAGCGGATTTGGGACATACACGGAGAAAACAGCCGTCGGGACGACAGACGCGTACTTCAATGAAACAGGGCTTCCCGTCGGAACCCTACACTACGTCCGAGTAGCTGCGACAAACGAAGCAGGAACGACAACAAGTTCTTCTACGAGTTTTACGACGTGGGGTATCAAAGAAACTGTTCTGACTCAAAGCGACGGCAATAGAACGATTCCAACAATTACTCCTCGCGGTGGATCAAGAATCAATCCATCAATTATTGAAGTAGTGATCTTTGGCGGAGGTGGAAACTACGGAACATACGGAGCTGCGGGTGGCGGTGGCGGCTATCGAAGCAGTGCGTCAATAGAAGTCACGGACAGCAGCGGATATGTTTCGTGGACTGTTGGCGCTGCTGGCGGCGGTACTACCACGATATCTGGTCTTTCTGGTGGCAGCTATTCAGCTACAGGGGGCGGCAACGGCAGCAATGACTACCCCGCGCCTCCAGGAGCTATGTTTTCTGGCAGCAGCGGAAGTGGTACTAATACTTCAAATGCTGCAGGCGCGTCAGTGTACAGCGCGACAGACAAGACTGAAAGATGGGGCTATGGCGGCGGTGGCGGCGCCGGAGGCGCTGGGAGCGCTGGCGCTGCGAGTACGAGTGCAACAAGTGGCACGAACTCCGGCGGAAATGGTGGAGATGGAGTAACAGTATACGGTGTTGAAGGCGGAGCAGGCGGCGGCGGTTCTACTTGGTCTGGGACAAGCATTGGTAGCGACGGCACCTACGGCACGTATGGTAAAGGTGCAAGAGGAAATAATTCGCCAGGGGCGACCGCCGGCGTCGTGAGATTTAAGTACTACGGAGTGTAAAATGAGAGTTCAACTTTTTGACGCCAATCAGCTAAAACAGTATGAAAGCACTGTTGGGTACTACATGCTTCAGAACGCTGGCAGGCACTCTGACTACGTTGAGATGAGCGTAAACACCGTAGACGGAGAGACTCCATTTGAAGATTTCTCGGCGTTCAGAATGAACGACGGCAAAGTTCTTATCGCAATTCACTCAATCAACAAAGTCTTTGTAGACTACAGTCTCAGGGCAGTTGATGATCAAGGCGTCACTGAAGTCATAAACACTCAGACGTATGAAAGACTGCATCAGTACTACAAAATACCTGCGGCTGAAAATAGAGGATTCTTTATCTTTGAAAACTCGGTACCCGTCCCAGCAGACGGATACGGCTGGCGGTGCGACTACAACAGATACGGCCCGCAGTTCTTCATGAAGAACGATGTTGAGTATGACCCGTTGTTTGCTGACCTAAGCGAGATCATTGTCTATGAACCAGTCTTCTCTGTCAGCGGTCTTGCTCACATCATCTACGTCAACGGCACGCGCGACGCTGAGGTAGAAGATTTTCATCTTGAAGAATACGAACTTCCGAGAGCGGCACGCACTCTTCCGGAGCTGCTGAAGCTGATCACCGAGTGGGCAGACGTTTCTGAGTCTCCTTGGGATAACTCAGAGACAATTGCCGTAAAGGCGCATGAGTTTCTCGAGAAAATGCAGTTTAGCCAAGAGCTTATTGCTGACATCAGAGAAAATCAACTTGATATGCAGGTAGTCAAGTACCTCTTAGGCGAGCCAAACGCACGCGCAAGATCGCTCTCACCGGTACCGATGTCTGCCACCGTAGACACAGAGCTTAAGAAGAAGATGTGCCATCTCAGTCTTCCGCGTCTTCTTGCTTTGTTTGACAACACAGTCGACGACGTCGAAGACGTCGCTGCTCGTGAGGAAGAAATAGTGTCCAAAAGACAGAGCGCGTTGATTGACGAACTTGAACTGTCAATGGACAAGTTCACAGTTGATGACATTGATACAGTTGTTCAAGCAATGCAGGACAAAAGAGAAACGAAGCTAAGTCCGTCGTTTGCTATCTACGTCGCTACGCTTGCCGTTCGTAGAGAGACCTTAGACAATGCCAGTATTTAACAACTCAATAACTGAAACGTACTTAACGTACGGACAGAACGGGTACGGCGCGTATCTGTATCCGGACTCATACGGGCAGGCTGTAGAAACATCTATAGTAAACAAGGTTCTTTCTCCAGTACCACCTCCGCACTTTACGGGCATGAAGCTCAAGGGAGACGTGATTATTGGAGACTTGATACTTAACAATATAGACGAAAACAACGTTGTCTGGGTGTGCACTGACATTGAAGGCTGGTGGGTGCATCCAGATCCTGAGATCCCAGATGTCACGCGTGGCTGGCGAGACGGGTCGTACGACGCTCGGGGCAGATGGACCGCGCGTCAGCTTACTCTTAATGGTGTGTTTCTTCCACCAGACCCGAGCTATACTTCGGCGGCACGCGATAAACTAATTCGTGCGACTAATCTTGTCTACACAGGCGCGTGGCTGAAGACAAAAGAGAACCCGACCAGAGCGTCGTACGTCAGACTAAGCGGCAGACCTAATATCGCGAATGTTAATCCCCGCGGGCGTACTGAGTTTTCAATTGGTCTTCGCGCGGCTGATCCAATTAAGTATTCGTGGAACGAAGAAGACCCGGATGGGTACGATCTTGCGACCATACCGTCTAAAAAGCTCGGTACGGTGACTGTTAACAGCTACCCGACGTCTACTCAAATTACTAACGCCGGTCTGCCAGCAAGTTTGTACCCAACAGGAGCTCCAGTCCCTGTAGTCGCTGGAAACTTGTCTCTTACTGCTCGCCCACTAGTTGCAAACTATGGAGAAGTAGAGACATTGCTAGCGTTTAGTTTTAACGACGGCTCGCATGAGGTAGTCATACCAAGAGTTGTCAGCGGTGCGATAGTTACGTCTACGTCTGCAATATCTCATTACAACTCTACTGGGCAGCATCTTGGCAAGTTCAGTAGCGGCAGCGTAGCGTATGCTGAAGAGTACGCAGAAAAGTTAAACGATATTCAGATAGAGTGGCTTGATCTTGTCAACTACACGTACGACGGCGCAAGCGGTTCTGACACGATAACAAACCAAGGCAACTACGACGTGGCCGTGTTCTTAGAAATAACTGGGCCAAGCACGGGAGATCTTACGATTGTCAACGAAACAAACGGAGAAGTGCTCACTGTAATTGACACTCTTCGCGGGTCTGAAACAAAAACAGTAACCAACAAAGTTCTTACGTCAAACGTCGCAACTTTGACTTTTTCATCAGCGCATACGATCATCGAGGGCGACACGATTACGGTGTCGGGCGTCGATTCGACATTTAACGGAGAATACGAAGTCACCGACGTTCCGTCAAACACTTCAGTAAGTTTTTCACGAGAAGCACAGAACGTGCCGTCTACTGCAATTGCTACTGGAACAGTGGTCAGAGACGCAGACATCCTTGAGATTGACACGTATGAAAGAGAAGTAGCGTACAATGGCATTACTCTTGGAGCAAGAGTAATGATTGATACCTTGACAGATTGGCTTGTTCTTGCGTCTGGCGACAACGTCATTAGATTTACAGATGATGGCACAAACAACGGAGCAGCTACTCTCAAGGTGTACTACAGGTCCGGATGGATTGGCTAGCGAATAACACTGAAGCGACATGGAGAAGTTTAAATGCCAGTATTTGACCCGTTAGTAGCAGAGTACCGTTACTTTGTTGCCGACTTTCTTACAAACGCAGTCATAGCAGAGCTGCCTCTCAAAGGCGTAAGCTATGAGCGTGCGATCAAGGGAGCTGGCACGTTCAGCGCTAACATTCCCGTAATTGACAAAACAGCTGCGTACAACTTGTACGAAAGCACGATGCCAGGAAAAACTGCTTTGTACGTCGTAAGAAACGACGAGTGCGTGTGGGGCGGAATTATCTGGAGCAGATCGTACTCAGTTGAGAGCAGAGACCTGTCTATTAGCGCATCTGAATTCACTAGCTACCTGCACCACAGACTTATCTGGAAAACCTACAGTCACGACTTCCCGGCGACAGTCGTCGCGTCAGGAGGAGTCGCAAACGTTACGTTGACGAACGGATCATTTAATTTCACTGCCGGCGTGCCGGTGCGCATCGCGTTCTACGAAGCAGTGAACGCAACATATAACACCAACGCGACGATACTGTCGTCTCCTGCTCCGACAACAACTACGTTCTCAATTAACGTTGCTGGTCTGCCCAACGGCACATACAACAACGTGACAGCGATGGTAAGAGTAGACACGTTTGACTACGTACGAAGTCTTCTCAATGAAATGCTAGTTGACTTTGAAAACATAGACTTCCCCAACGATGAAATCGAGCCCGCTAAGCAGACAATAAAGTCTGTCACTAACAAGTCACTCACCAATAACACGGCTACGCTGACGATCGGAGCAGATCATGAAGTGGCGATCGGGCAGAGCGTAGACGTCTTGAGCGTTGACGCCACGTTCAACGGCACTCATGAAGTCACAGCAACAACGGCAACCACGATTTCGTACGCTAAGACTGCGGGCAACGTCGCTTCAACGCCAGTGTCATCCACGAGTGCGTCTATTATTTCGCGCACAGCTATTGTTGTAGAAGAGAACGGCACGTTGACAGGTATTGGAGTTTTGCAGACTTCTTCTCCGGTGACTTTCTCAGTCGGGGACTACGTCACGATTACTGGCGTAGACGCAGCGACCTTAGATAAGCCCATATATAACGGAGTCCATAGAGTGACTCAAGTATTTCCTCCTGGCTCTTTAGTTTATAACAACGCGTTTGCTATTCAAGTAAGAACTGACGCGCCTAGCGAAATTCTTCAGTCAATAAGCCCAAGCGGAACCGCGGCAACGTCACCGCAGGTTGTGTACGGCACGTACGGTCCGTACCCGGCTAACGCGGACTTCGGTCTAGACTACTCGACTGCAGCGTACAGCGGGGTCTACATCAGCACACTTGACAAGGTTAGAAGAGGCTACGAGCTAAAGTCGATTGGAGAAGAATTAGATGAGTACTCTGACATTCTCGACGGCTTTGAGTACAGAATTGACTGCAGCTACGACACTGCAACTTCTTCATTTAAGCGAACTTTTGTTCTTATACCAATAAACTTTCCAAATCCTCCGCCTCCAGGAGAAGTCTCACCAATCACTAGGTTCGGCGCGCAGAACTACGTGTTTGAGTACCCAGGAAACATCTCGAACGTCACTCTTGATGAGTCGGCTGAGGACGCCGCAACAAGGTTCTTTGTCACTGGCAGCGACAGCACGCTTGGTAATGATGCCAGCCAGCCATACGCGGCAGCTACTTCTACTGATTTTCTTTCCCAGGGTTGGCCGTTGCTCGACCAAGAAGAGACAAGAAGCGACACCTACGACGAAGATCAACTGTACTCGTACGCGCAACGGTACTTGACTGAGTTTCTTCCGCCTGTCTCTGACTTGAAGATCTCTGTGAATGGTTCTCTTGCTCCTACAGTCGGAACGTACAACCCTGGGGACTGGTGCGCGATTATCATCAATGATGACTTTGTCGCTCTTCGTCTTGAAAGCAATCTTGAGCCAAGAAACGATATCATCGTAAGAAAGATCGAGTCATATAGAGTTTCTGTGCCTGATAACCCAGCATTTCCGGAGCAGGTAGAGCTTAACTTAATCACCGAATGGGAGGTTGACAAGCGTGGCTAGTAACTTAAGAAGAAGCAAAAGAACAGTTGGAAAAAGAATAAGCGACATAAATCGTCGCGTCACACGGCTGCAGAAAAAGTCTGTGCCAACCTCGATCGCGCCGGGCGCAGTAACAAACTTTGCATTGTCAACTCCAGTGTCCGACTCGATTGACACCGCTCAGTTGACAGCGGATGGGAAGAACGCTATCTACTACCAAGCCTCTGCGCCCAGCGCCGCGACAACAACGCTTACAGTTGGAGACCTGTGGTTTGACTCAGACAACGGTTACGCCCTAAGCAAGTGGAACGGGACTATCTGGGAATCTTTTGGCCTTGGAAACGCCGCGTTTTCTACTATCGACGCCGGGAAAATAACAACGGGAGTTCTTTCAGCAATCACTATCTCCGGCGTAACGTTCAACGCTGGCACCTTGAGCGGCGGTGTATACCCGTTTAGCGTGAGCTCTGCTGGTGTCATGCGTGCTGTAAGTGGGACAATTGGAGCATTTACGCTGTCTTCTTCTACATTGACTGCGTCGTACTCTGATGCCGGTGTCGGGTACTCAATAAGTTCAAGTCTTTCGCTTGGGACAAACGCGCAAGTAACAACTCGATACGACTACAGCGGTCTTTCTAGCACGTACTACACTGAAATCTACTTAAATAAAGCAAATGATCAGGGTGGCATCGACGTAACAGGCACTGCCAGCAATGTGCTAAGAACTACAAGAATACGGTCAAGCTTTGTTGAAAGCTTTGACCTCATTGAGCTTTCAGACGCCAGAATTAAAGAAAACATGCAGCCTCTTGAGAACTGTCTTTCTATCATTCAGCAAATTGAACCAGTCAGCTACAACATGATTGAAGAGAAAGATTCTTCAAAGTATCACGGGTTTATTGCACAAGATCTTTACGCAGTCTACCCGCACGTAGTAAAAGTTGGAGGCGATGACCCGGCGCAAAATCCCTGGGGTGTAAACTACGGCAAGATGACAGCTCTTCTTGCTGGTGGAATTAAGGAACTAGTCGAAAAGGTTGAAAATCTTGAGGCTCGAGTTTCCGCTCTTGAGAGCTAAAAGTGATACAGTACTGCGACCTTGCGTGGTAGTATTTTTACAAATATTGATCTCGCAGAAAGACACTAAGATGATTGAAGTACAAGACGGATCAAGAATCCTAAAGTTCAACGGTAAATTGCTTGGCAAGTCTTCTTCTTGGAGAAGAGGATCTAATCGCTGGATTGAGTTCTTGCTTTACAAAACTGACAACGGGTCGTACGTTCTATCTCGTGTCGGAGTATCAGTCATCTATCATGCGGCGGCGTGCAATCTTGTAAAGCGCTACGGGCTGCAAGAAGTTCTTACTGAGACAATTGGTCGCGACGTGTATCCTTGTGATGAATGCAAACCTTCTCTTGTTGCAGACGTCGTCTTCCCGGAGAAGAATAGACATTGGGCTCAGGTAAGCGAAGACCCGAACTCAGTTCTTGAAGCGCTATATAAGTACGACAACGGCGGAGCTCGTTATCTCACGCACGTCGCGCAGAGGCTTCTTGAGGAGGCTTCTTCTATAGACAAAGGCATTGAGTCAGTTTACAGAATTGAACTTATCCCCTGATATAATCTCAAAAAGTAAGGACGTACGGACATGTTTATCGCAATCGAGGGATGCGACGGCTCAGGCAAGAGCTCATTGGTCGCTGCCATTAAGGACGAAATTCTCAGCGGCAACCTGTCTGCAGAGATAGTCATGCATCACAAGGGCAGGCCGCCACAGGAGACACGACGCTGCCTTCTGTACGAGTACGCAATCGACTATGAAAATGTTGATTTTGCATCGGCTATTCATCTAGCAGACCGCTGGCACTGGGGCGAAAGAACATACGCTCCGATTAAACGCCCTCACACAAACAAGGACGGGCACGGGCTGCTCGGCGTGGCCGGCTGGCGCTGGGTCGAGTTATTCATGCAATCGCGTGGTATGGCGCAGTTCTACCTGTATCAAAAGCCAGAGGTCATCAAAGCCAGAATTGAAAATCGAGGAGATTCGTTCGTCAACCTTGATGAGATCGACAAGATCTACGGTGCGTACAACTCTACGGCAAAAACTGCGGCTCTTATCGCGGAGACAATCATTCCAGGCGAGTCGTCAATCGACAATTTGCCGGAGTTTGCTAAGCACATTATTGATATTGCGACAGCAGTGTCCCGTCGGGCGGCTCACTTGTTTAAGTATCCTGGCTACATCGGCGTGCCAAATCCGTCGGTCTTGCTGCTTGGCGATAAAAGAAACGTCGTAGACGTCTACGGTGACGAGACTATTCTTCCGTTTATGCCAGTCAGCGGTAACTCAGGAGAGTTTCTCCTTGAGGCGCTTCCAGACTACCTTTGGCCGAAAGTAGGTATTGTCAATGCAAACGAGATTTCAGCAACAGACCTGGTTTCTTTGCACGCTGAGCTTGGGCATCCTCCAATAGTCGCGCTCGGAAGAATGGCCGAAAAGGCTGTTCTAAAGACAAGCATCCATGTTGATGACTATGTTGTAATGCATCATCCGCAGTTCGTGAGACGCTTCAAGAACTCAAAGAAGCACGAGTACGGAGAAGCCATCGCTCGAGTAAGCCGTAGAGAAGACGCAAAAGACTGGAGAATACGTTGATTATTGAAATTGAAGACGCTGTAAACGGGTACGTTGACCTAGCACAGACTGTTCTACTAAAAGGCAAGGAAACAGCCCCTCGCGGTATGAAGACGCGCGAGATCGAGGACGCTGTTATCTTTTTGGATAACATCTACGCGGCTCTGCCAATTGGCGTCGGTAGAGGTGCTGTACCCGGAATTGGCGCTGTTGAAGCGTGTCAGCTACTTTCTGGCACGAGCTTCCCAAAAACCGTAATTGCTATCGGACCGCAGTTTAAGAACTACACAGAAGACAGCGGTATATTTCACGGAGCGTACGGCCTTCGCACTGATGGGCAGTACGAAGCGGTAGTAGAAAAACTAAAGAATGACCCAGATTCGCGTCAAGCAGTCGTTACGATTTGGAACCCCGAGTACGACAACCAGCCCAGCAAGCGTGACTACCCGTGCACTGTTCTGCATCAGTTCAGAGTCAGAGATGGCAGGCTAAACATGAGCGTCTACATGCGCTCAAACGACGTATGGCTTGGCGCCGCGTACGACTTCTTTCAGTTTACTCGAGTTCAAATCGCGCTTGCCTCTGTTCTCGGTATTGAGCCTGGTAAGTACGCTCATCATGTCGGTTCGCTGCACATCTATGAGCAGCACTACGAAGCGGCAGAGAATCTCAAGAAGAGAGATCTTGTAGAAGTGATTCCGTATCACTTCACTGGGTCGTCGTGGGAAGAAATTAAGCAGTCGTCTTTGCGTTCTCTCATGGCTGTCGATGACCGCGAGATGCTCGGTAGTCTAACCCCAGACGAAGAGTGGTACGCAGAAGCTATGATTTCTGCCGTCGACAGAAACGCAAGAAAGGCGCAACAGTGAAAGACGGAGAAGAATACGAGTTCGAGGAAGTCTCCCCCCTAAGGGCAGCCGCGCTGTCTGCTCACGAGCTCTACATTACTCTTAAAGAAGCAGGGTTCTCGAGAAGAGATTCAATTGAGCTTCTAGCAAAGATTTTGACTGGTACAATTAGTGAAGTAATGACGCACGAAGACGATGAAGAATGACAGATACTCGACCGACGTGGGATGAGACCTGGCTGGAAATAGCCGAATCAATAGCAAGGCGCTCAAGATGCTCGCGTGCACAGATGGGTTCAGTGATCGTCTCACGCGACCAGCACATAGTTTCTACTGGATACAACGGCCCGGCAGCTTCTTGGCCAGAGTCTGGAGACTGTGTTGAGTGGTGCGAAAGAGCGCAGGGGAAAACGTCTTTAGATGCTCTGTATGACGGATGCCCTGCTATCCATGCAGAGGCAAACGCGCTGATGTACGTTGACCGCTCGAGAAGCCTCGGCGGGACAATCTACATAGTAAGTGCGCCATGCATGCAGTGCGCAAAATTGATTTCAAACTCAGGTCTACGACGAGTTGTGTGCAGGTTGAAAAAAGCCGACATGCACAGAGAGCCGTACAAGGTCATTGAATACCTGCGACGGTGTAATATCGAGGTTACCGTGATAAAGGACAAAGATGTCGACTGAAGATCTGTCAAACGTTCAATTACACTTGGTCGACTCTACTCAAAAAGCAACTGAGTTTCTTGAGTGGCTTAGTGAAAGGCGCCCTCATAACGCGCTGGCGATAGACACTGAGACCGGCGAGATTCCTGGCAACCCCAGGGAGCACGCGTTTTCTCCATGGCATGGGCAGCTTAGGCTAGTGCAGGTTGGAGACGGCAAGCAGGGTTGGTCAATCCCATGGGACGAGTGGAAAGGTGTTTTCTATGAAGCCATGGATAAGTTTGACGGACCAATCATCTGCCACAACATCGCGTTCGAAGCGCGTTGGTTTGCTGTTCAGTCGCGGTGGGACCTGCCTTGGCACCGTGCGCATGACACGATGATCATGGCCCACGTTATTGATCCTCTAGGTTCAGGCGCGCTGAAGCAGCTCGCGGCGCTGAACATTGACAGCAGGGCTGTCGCTCTTCAAGGCACGCTTGACACTGAACTTGCGAAGAACGGTTGGACATGGGGAAGCGTGCCAATCAACTTCCAGCCATATTGGTCTTACGGCGCACTTGACACCGTGCTGACAGCTCGTCTGTGGGAACAGTTCTATGAGAAGTGCGGACCCGACGGACCGTACACTAAGCCGTACGAGCTCGAGATGGCTACTCGCAAGATTGTAACCCGTATGGAGCTTAACGGCGCACGAGTCGATCTTGACTATTCGAAGAGAAAGTTTGACGAGCTGACCAACTACGCCGAGTCTGTCAAGTCATGGGCACAGCAGAAATACGGCGGAGTGTCTATCACAAGTAACCAGCAACTCGTGCGGTTGTTTGAATCACTCGGGGCAGAAATTACCGAGTTTACTCCTACGGGCCAAAAGTCATGCACTAAGGATCAGCTAAAGAAGCTTGTGATCGGCGGAAATGAAGAAGTAAAGAGCTTAGCAGACGTAGTACTGAAGCAACGAAAAGCTGACAAGTTAGCAAACACCTACTTCAGCAATTTTCTCACTGAGTCTATTGACGGTGTAGTTCACCCCTCCGTGAGAACGCTCGGTGCGCGTACGTCTCGTATGTCAATTACAGCGCCAGCGCTTCAGACTTTGCCCAAGGGTGATGACGTTGTTCGCCGTGCGTTCATTCCAAAAGATGAAAATCATGTGATTGTCACTTCCGACCTCGATCAGGTCGAGTTCAGAATGTTCGCGAGTTTGTCGGAAGACCCTAACCTCATTGGCATGTTTCATCTTGCTGACTCGACAGGGTCTGATCCTTTCACTGAGATTGGCCGAGATGTCTACAACGACCCGACGATGGCTAAGTCAGACAAGCGCCGTGGTCTGATCAAGAGCATGGTGTACGGAAGACTGTACGGAGCCGGCGTTGCCAAGCAAGCGCTAACCGCAGGCGTACATGAGTCACAGATGAAACAGGTCTCTGACGCATTCGATATGCGCTACCCGGGTATGTCGTATTTCCAGAGGCAAATTGAAGATATCGGCATGAGACGATTCAAGAACGAAGGCCAGGGGTACATCTATACTTGGACTGGTCGTAGACTCCCGTGTGACGACAACCGCGTCTATACTCTGGTTAACTACCTAATTCAAGGCGGAGCGGCAGAGGTGTTCAAGAGCAATCTCGTAAAGCTCGACCAAGCAGATCTCACAGAACTCTTAATTGTTCCAGTGCACGACGAAATCGTTCTCAATGCTCCGCGCAAGGACGCAGAAGAGATTAAACAGCTCGTCAAGCAGTGTATGACTACGTCAGACGGATGGGCAGTCCCGCTGACGGCAGACGTTGACGGCCCGCTTGAAAACTGGGGACAGAAGTACTAATGAAACGAATAATTATCGCAGTCGATCCAGGCAAGGCAAGCGGAGTCTGCTGCTTTGGTCTTGACACTGGAGAAGAGCCATACCTCGTCATGTCAGGCGAGTACCAACCTAATGAATTTGCAGAACCAGTTAGAAGTCTAATCAGCGAGGCGATCGCGGAAGGTGTCCCAGTAGAGATCGTATGTGAGCGGTTTACTATCAACGCACAGACGGTTAGAAACTCGCAGGCACCGTATTCTTTAGAGCAGATCGGGGTACTCAAGCAGATTATGCGCGATGCTGGCCTTAACGAGAACTCTCTTAAGTTTCAAAGCCCAGCCGACGCGAAAAGAATGTTTACCAATGACGCGCTGAAGAAGCTTGACTACTGGCACAAGGGTGGTGGCGGCCACGCTCTTGATGCGATCAGGCACGGCCTTCTCTACCTTGCGAACAATGGGTGGACGCCTCTGCGCCTTCTACAATAAAACTTCTAAAAGATACTAAGAAAAAACTTCTACAAAGCAGAAAAAGTAGCTTAGTATATGATACAGTGTCAATATCACAACGACGGAATTTCAGCAGAGGTTTAGATGCCAGTAAACGTAGAGCTCAGCGAAGCGGGTGACATTATCCGTATTGAAACTGAGTGGCGCTACAAAGAGCTGTGCAAGAGCATACCAGGAGCTTCTTGGAATGCGAAGGAGCAGCTGTGGCGGGTGCCACTAAGCTGGGCGTCGTGTCTCGCTCTTAGGTCCGTGTTCAAGACCGATCTCCAGATCGGGCCACGGCTAACAGAGTGGGCGACAAACGAGCTGAACTCTAGAGTAACCCCCGCAAATTCTCTGCGTGACCTAGAAGATTACGAAGGCGACGAAGACTTGTTTCCTCATCAAAGGGCTGGCGTCGCGTTTCTTTCAACCGCTCGTAGAGCTCTTCTCGCTGACGAGCCTGGTCTGGGCAAGACTGCGCAAACAATTCGCGCGCTGAAGAAACTCGCCGCCGATGGCGAGCAGGTTTTTCCAGCTCTTATCGTGTGCCCCAACACGCTCAAGAAGAACTGGTTCAGAGAATTCAAGATGTGGTGGCCAGAAGTAAATGTGCAGGTCATCTCTGGCTCTGCTGGTCAGCGTCGCAAGCAGTTTGCTGAACAGGCCGACGTGTACGTGATTAACTGGGAGTCTCTGAGAACTCACTCGAAGCTTTCTTCGTACGGTTCTATCGCGCTAGCTAGGTGCACCGAATGCGGTGGGCACGATGAAAGCGTGTCCGCCAACAGGTGTGAAGTTCACGTTCGCGAGCTCAATGAAATTGATTTCAAGGCTGTTGTAGCCGACGAAATTCACAGATCTAAGGACCCCAAGTCAAAACAGACTCGCGCGCTTTGGGCTGCTACTGGAGACGCGGACATTCGCTTCGCGCTGACTGGCACGCCAATTGCAAACAACGTTCTTGACCTGTGGTCAATTCTTCACTGGCTGTCTCCAAGCGAGTGGCCGAGCAAGACGCGTTGGATTGATCGCATGATTGACACAATGCTGAACGCCTTTGGCGGGATGATGGTCATTGGCGTCAAGCCGCACATGGAGCAGGAGTTCTACGCGGCAATTAACCCGCGTATGCGCCGTATGCTCAAGGCAAGAGTTCTGCCGTGGTTGCCGCCTGTACTCAAGGAGCGCCGTGACATCGAGATGTCTACTAAGCAGAAGAAGGCGTACAAGCAAATGCTCGAGGCGATGATTGCTGAGCTCGAGGGTGGCGGAGCTGTAGTCGCGCCAAGCGCGCTGACACAGACGACACGTCTTCTACAGTTCGCGAGCTCGTACGCCGAGATGTCAGTTGATGAAGTCACTGGGGAGGTTCGCACTCTTCTCTCCGAGCCATCGTGCAAAGTTGATGCGCTGATGGACGACATCAAGAACGGTGACTTTGGAGACGACTCAGTCGCTGTCTGCGCAGTATCACGGCAGCTAATCGAGCTGCTAAGCAAGGCGCTGACAGAAGCAAAGATACCGCACGGGCTTATCACTGGCGCACAGAATGAAGACGAGCGCCAGAAGTCGATTGATGATTTTCAGTCCGGGAGAACGAAGTGGATTCTGTTTACTGCCCAGGCCGGCGGCGTCGGAGTCACGCTGACTGCGGCGCGACGTCTTGTCATGCTTCAGCGCCCGTGGTCGCTCGTTGATTACAAACAAGCACTTGATCGCGTTCACAGAATTGGGTCAGAGATTCACGATTCTGTGGTGATCATGGATTATGTTACAGAAGGAACGATTGAAGAACGAGTCATCGACGTGCTGGACACGAAGGCAGACAACTTCGAGAATATCGTAAAAGACAAGCATCAGCTTCTGAAGATGCTACAAGACAGCAAAGAGACGCTATGACAGATACGCCAGTGCAGGTTTCTCCTCGACAGCCAATAAAGATCTCAAACTCCGAGATTCAGACGTTTAAGGACTGTCGTAGGAAGTGGTGGCTGAGCTACTACCGCCGTTTGCAGCCTCAGACTCAGAATTACACGGGCGCGCTTGCTCTTGGCTCTAGGATTCACGCGGCTCTCGATGAGTACTACTCTGTCGGTACTCCTCTTCTTGAGGCGCACGCTCGTCTCGTACAAGCAGACAAGTATACTCTTCTTGAGCAATTCCGTGACACGATGGACTTGGACAGCGAGGCAGAGCTTGGGAGAATCATGCTCGAGGGGTATCTCGAGTGGGTCAATGAAAACGGAATTGACGCCGAGCTCGAGATGATCTCGACTGAGGAAATCATTTCAATGCCGATGCTTGATGGTGAAGTCGAGCTTCAGGGTAAACTCGACATGCGAGTGCGCCGCAAGGCAGACGGAGTTCGTATGTTCCGCGACTTTAAAACTGTCGGCGGGTCGTTTGCAGAGTTTGGCTCAATGGCTCACATGAACGAGCAAATCTTGACATACATGATTCTTGAGGCCGCGCAGAATAAAGAGGGCGAGCGCTGCGAAGGTGGAATCTTCACGATGCTCAAGAAAGTAAAACGATCCGCTAACGCCAAGCCGCCGTTCTACGACCAGATAGAAGTTCGCCATAACACGTTCGCGTTGCGCTCGTTCTGGAACAGACTCCATGGCGCAGTCATGGATCTAATGAGCACAAGAAAGGCGCTAGATGATGGCGCTGACTTTAATTTCGTGGCATATCCGCGCCCGAGCAGAGACTGCAAGTGGAAGTGCCAATTTTTCGCTGTTTGCCCATTGTTTGACGACGGCAGCGCCGCCGAACAAGCAATTAGCGAATTGTATGTGGTCGATGACCCATACGCATACTACAAACCAATAGAGATGAAAGGAAGTGAGTGACAATGTCTAATGTGCAGCGCTCATTGACAATCATGGTCTATGGCGAGTCGAAGGTTGGAAAGTCAACATTTGCCGTCACAGCACCATACCCACGCCTCATGCTTGACGTGGAGGGCGGACACAGATTCCTGCCAATCACGGTTAAGTACTGGGACCCGCTTAGAGAAGAACCGCCTGTAGCAGACGGGACGTGGGATACCTGCGTTGTGAATGTAACAGAGTACGACACAGTGCTCAAGACATTCCAGTGGCTGCAGCTTGGCAGACATCAGTTCAAGTCGTTGATCATCGACTCGGTATCCGAGCTCCAGGTCAAGTGCGTTGACAACATTGCTGGCAAGAACCAGATGCAAATGCAGCAGTGGGGCGAGCTTCTTCGTCACATGGGCGCACTGCTTCGCGATTTGCGAGATCTCACGATGCACCCAACAAATCCGCTGGAAGCAGTAGTTCTCACGGCAATGGCACGCCAGAGCCAGGACGGACGTTACCGCCCGTACCTGCAGGGACAGCTTGCAATTCAGGCTCCGTATTTCTACGACATCCTCGGTGCTCTATCTGTCGAAGAATTCGCAAATCCAGACCCAACTCAAGCGCCGTACAAGGCGCGCCGTATGTACGTCGAGCGCACACCGCAGTACGAAGCTGGTGAACGCGTTCAAGGGCGACTAGGAAAGATCGTCGAGCAGCAAGACCTTGGGGTTGAGCGTATGCTCGATATTGTCTTTGGACCACGTCCAGAGACGCAAGCAACAAAAAACAAAACAGAAGGACATGGTGAATAATCATGAGTACACTAAACTGGGGCGACCTCGTCAAAGAAGCCGGAGACGTTGGTAGCTACGACCCACTTCCGGAAGGCGACTACGACCTGCAAATCATCGAGGCAACTGCCAAGACGACGCAGAGCGGCAAGACGATGTTCGCAGTCAAGGCACAGGTTCAGACTGGGGCGCACGCAAAGCGTCTCGTGTGGGACAACCTCGTCGTTTCGACTGACAACCCGACAGCACTCGGAATCTTCTTCCGCAAGATGAACGCTCTCGGTCTCGGTCGCGACTTCTTCGCTGCTGGCCCGAGCAACGCTCAGATCGAGCAGTCACTTGTCGGTCGCAACTTCCGCGCGCAGGTTGGCACACGCACTTGGCAGGGACAGAAGAAGAACGAGATCAAGTCGTACTACAGCGTCCCGGCTGGCGCGGCTTCTCCGGCGCCCGCCGCTGCTCCTGCACCTGCACCTGCTCCGGCGCCCGCCGCTGCTCCTGCACCTGCACCTGCTCCGGCACCCGCCGCTGCTCCAGTTGCAGAGGCGCCTGTAGCCGAAGCTGCTCCGGCACCAGCCGCTCCGCCGGCTGCGCCTTTCTGATCTAACAAAATCAGAATCACGCCGACGTTCGGTGCGCCAGCGCTATGCCTTTTAGTGTATAGTTCTGGCGCACCGACGCTTACTACGAAAGACTTGACATGCGCATTTTAATGACCGGGTTTACAGCTCTTCAAATTAACACTGAAAGACGCACTATTCAAAAAATTGACGTCCCTGCTTCAATTGCAAAAGCATTGGGAGAACGCGGCCACCAAGTTGACTGGCGACGAGTCACCCCAGGAGAAGACCTCTCGCAGTACGACGTAATTTGGGTAAACTTAGCTCCTCTCAATTCTCTAAACGGGCGACAGGGTGCAATGGGAGCGCTGTACGCGCTAAGCTCAGGAATACCGGCAGTTGGTTTTTTTGACGACTGGCAGTTTAGCTCTGTGTTCAACGCTTGTCGCGCGTTGAAGAATCATCCAGAGCTTTTGTATAAGTATCTCTTGACTGGCCCTCGTGGAGACGAACCAGCGACGTACTTTAGTCTTGCAGACGCGGAGGCTGCAGTCGAGCGAGTCAGAGCCGTCAACCCAGACGAAGCAGACAAGTGCGCGATTGGAAGATACTTCTTTCACGATACGGACGAAAACATTAAGATCTACGAGAAGCAGCTCGTTGCCACTGCTGAAACAATGCTAGATGAGCGCTGGTCAAGAGGACTAGTCGCTGCCTGCCCCATGTACTCATTTGGAGATCGCTCGCTTGTGCGCAAGCGTATGCCAAAATCAATGAGTGGTATTGAGGCGCTTGATCCGAGCGCGACGATCTACGACATTCTCGCAACCTCTGAGCCAAAAGATGCAACTCTAAAAGAGCGCAAGTGGGTGCTTGGCGCACTGATGCCGCACGACACCTGGCTTGAAAAGAAAAAGCCGGAGTGGCCAGTTGAGATTGTTGGTAGCAGGAAGCTAATTAAGAAGTTCGGCGGACAGCGTCTTGACAGTGAAGCAGACGTTCTCGCGTTCTACAATGATTACTGGGGCATTCTTTCACCTCCGTATCCTCACGCGGGCTCTGGATGGTGGAGGAGCCGGTTTATGTATGCGGCACGCGTCGGTTCCATTCTTGTAGCTGACAAAGGTGAAGGCGCGCCGCTAGGAGACGCGTACAAGCTAACGATTAAGCAAGTCGAGTCAATGTCAGATGCGGAGCTCGCTGCTGCTGCTGCCGCGCAAGGAGACGCTCTTCGCCCTCACATGCCAGCGTACGAGTCGTTCGTTGAGCATTGCGAGCGCATAGTTACTCGAGCGCTTGCAGAGGACTCTGGTCTAAAGATCAATCCAGACGGTTCTAGGTAGCAGTGGCCAAAGTTCTAGTAACGGGGATGACTTCTCCTCAATCGTCTAAAAAGCTCAACGCCAAATCGCTTTCTTTTGCGGGTGCAGCTTCTCAGATCTTAGAAAAGAGCGGGCACCGCGTTGAGTGGGGAGCTCCTAACGTCAACTTTTTAAGAAAAGACTATGACAAGTACGACGCTTTTCTTGTTGGCATAGCCCCAGCGCTAAGCGTTACAGCTAATAGAGCCTACGGAGTCTTGAGCTTTATTGACGCGTTTCGTGAAGATGAACGCCTCAAGTTCTTTATTGACTCGCCTAACATTTCTTCGATAGCGGCAAACCTTAGAGCTATTGACAAAGATAAGACAAGGCTGTTTACGACTTTTTACGCGTTGAGAAAAGAGTACGAGGCGGTCATTATCAACATGAAGGTGAAGAACGCTGTTCTTTCAGCCGTCGAGTTCCTGAACTCAGAAGAGTGGCCTTCTACGATAATTCCGGTGACACCGTGGTCGTCAGCAGAGAGCTTTTCTTCCGCGCTTAGCGAGAATGCGGCTAAGTCCGTTTCTACTATCTGCGTAGATTCTTTTTTCATAGAACCCTCGCTTAGACTTTTCCACGGGGACCGGTCAAGAACGTGGCTGCTAAACACAGACAAAACAAAATGGATTGAGTCAACGCTTCACTCGCTTACTCTGCCGCACTCGTCAATGAAGAAGAAGCGGTCAGACGACGACGAGTCTGTTTTCAAAAGAATGCAATCTTCATTTGGAGCTTTAATTAGCCCAGAAGATAACGGATCAATCTCATGGAGTCATCGATGGGCGCAAGCATTGAACGCTGGCGCTCCAGTTGCAAGCGATTGGAAGATCACGTCGAGCATTGGCCCAGCATGGTCTCACTTAGCGGCTGGCATCGAAGAAATGTCGGAGATTGACAGATACGAACTTTCAGTGCTACAGCGCCAAGAATACACTTCATCAATCCCTTCTCAAGACACAGTGACAGATACATTGCAAAGAATCATAGGAGTATGAAATGAAAATACTGTTCAATGAATGGTTAAAAAAGACACGCCAGCTTCAAGACCAAGTGTACAATGTCAACTATGAGCTATTGCACGGTGAAGACGCAGATAGCCTCAACTATCTCATCGAGTACATCCGTTGGAACATGCTTGCAATTGACGATGAGCTCGCCGAAGTGCGCAAGGCAATTTCGTGGAAGCCGTGGCAACATGACGACCCGTACGCAGATCGCAAGGAGATCGTCAAAGAGTGCGTAGATGTCTTGCACTTTGTTGCAAACATACTCTGCGCAGCTGGAGCAACAGATGAAGAACTTGATGAAGAATATCTTGCAAAAATGCAAAAGAATGCTGACAGGCAAAAGAACGGCTACAAGGTTCTCGACGCGGGAGTCAAGTGCACCACTTGTTTTAGGGCGCTGGATGACTACGACACCAGCAGCTGTAATACAGCCGAATGCCCCCATAAGTGAATTGTGGGTACAAGTGCACACTGGAAACATTAAAGTAGGCGACGTTGTTCGTGTTAAGAACAATGCATACTCTGGCTCGACTGGCTCGATACACAACGGCAGACTATGCGAAGTGGTTGAAATCTGTAACGGAGATGTCATCGTCAAATCAATTGACAACGCGCTGCCAGAATTAACTGCTACTCATCACCCGTCGTACAACTTAGAAAAATTGGTATCACTACTATGAGAATACTCGCAAAGATTGAAGTATTT